CCCTTACGTCTTCGGGTTGAGGAAGCCGGGATGCGAGCCGTAGTAGCCCGCGCCGTAGAGCCCGAGCTGGCCGACACCACTCACGATGCCACCAAGGCTCTGCTGATAAGCGGCGTCCGCCTTCGCCTGCGCTGCCCGGTTGGCCGCGATCGTGTCGGCGTCACTTTGCCCCAGGTTCGCGGTCGACACGGCGTTGCCGTATGACAACGCCGCCGTATCCAGCCCGCTCTGGCCGCGCGAGCGCAGTATTTCGTCCATTGCCCCGCCAAGATCGCCCGCGTTGCGATACGCCACCTGCGACGGCAGCAAGCGCGTGCTCGCGCCCGCGCGCAGCAGCTTCTCGGCGGACTGAGCCGGCATGATGCCGTACTGGTTACCGGCGATCGCGAGATTGATGTCCTGGATCGGCTGGTTGTAGGCCCCGAGTGCCGCGACCTTGGAGCCGTAGGAACGGACATTGGTGGCGGCTTCGGCGAGGCGCCGGGTCAGCGCGCCCTTGGTCGCCGCGTCTCCGCTGCCTTGCGGATCGGACGGCTGCGGCCCTTGTGGCGTTGCCTGATCCAGCAACAGGTTCGCCCGGTTTTGGTAATCTTGCTGTCCCTGCGCCAGCTGTGTTGCGTTGGTTCGCGCCAGCAAATCCTGCGCCTGCGTGTCTCCGGCCGCGCGAAGGCTTTCCTGCTGGGTGTTTTCAGCGTTCAGGATGTCCTGCTGACGCTGTTGCGCGGAACTCTGCGCCTGGCGCATGTCAGCGGTCGCGGAAGCCCTATCCGCCATCGTCTGCTGCATAACGGCACTTTGGGCGTCGGTCTGACGACTTGCCGCGCCGATGCGCTGGTTGAACGCCGTGTTCTGCGCCTGCTGGGTGGCGAAGTTCTGCTCCTGGATGGCGTTCGCCGCCTTTTGCTGCGCCTGCGAGGACATGATCGTGCCGCCGATGCTGACGACGGCTGAGACAGCAGCGATGCTGGCGCTGACAGGGTCACACATCGCTCACCTCACCCAAACGGAGTAGTGCCCGCCACAGCACCGCCCTTGTAGTTGCGGTTGTAAGCAGCGAGCGCGTTGTTGGCGTTAACACCGCCCAGGTAGGACCCGGCGGAGCCCAGCACGCTGGCAAAGATGTTCGACAACGTGCCGACCGTGGGGACACCTTGCAGCGAGGCGGTGACGTCGCCGGCCGTGTTTGCAATCCCGCTGACCGCCTGACGCTGGGTTTGCAGCTGGCTCTGGACACCGGGCTCATCACTCGCGGCGATCGGCGAGCCGATGCTCTCGGCGTTGGTCACCTGACCCAATAGGTTCTGCTTGGCCCCGGCGACATTGGAGCGCAGTACGTTGGCCTGGTTCTGCGCGTTGGCACTCTCGTCAGCCAGCGTGCGGCCCTCGGTCTCCGCCAGAAGCCCTTGCTGGTTCGCGCTCGCCTGACTGTCAGAGATGCCCTGACGGGCCAGGCCGAAGGCGAGCTGCTTCTGCGCCTCGCGCTTCTGCAAGCCCACCTGGTCCTGCACCTTGGCCATGTAGTCGCTGGCGTATTTATTAAAATAGTCGTCGCCAAAACTCGAAAACGCGTCGTTGATTTTTTGCGTGCCCTCGCCCAGCAGCTGCGCGCGGCCGGTGTCGTACGTGGTCTGCCGCGCCGCCGCGTCATCAACCTGTTGCTGCTGCTGTGCAGCGATCTGTTTCTGGTAGTCAAACTGTTCCTGGTTGAACTGCTGCTGCTTATCAGCGATGTCCTTTTGTGCCGCGATCTGTTTGTCGGACAGGTCTTGCTGTTGCTGCATTTGTGCTTGTTGCTGTTCGTCGAGTATATACTGCGGCGTTCCGCCGCCGCCGCCCCCGCCAAAACACATCTTCGTCGAGCCTCCAGCTGTAGAGGACATAATCCTCCCGGTTACGCCCGTAATGATGTAGATACGCTTCGACCTGACCGCCTAAACTCTCGATCCAGCGCCGGCTGTCGACGTTCGACGCCAGCGCGATCGCCTCGCCCCGGTGATAGTTCGCGAGCTGCAAGTGCGGGATAACCCACTCCCGCGACCAACGGGTCATCGCGCGCACGACGTGCCGCCATTTGTCGGTGCCGAACGCACCGGCGGAGACCACGCCGGGGCGCAGCGGAACAATGCCGTTCATCGCCACCGGCTCGCCCTGGTAGCGCCACACCCGCCACATCGGACCAGCAACCCCGGTGATGTCGCTCACCAGCTGGTCTTCGTCATCGTTCCAACGAAGCCCGAAGATTTCCGCGCGATCGCGCTCACGCAGATGCCGCACGATATGCGCGATGTCGTCCCGCTCGATGGTCTCTGCGGGGGACACGTCGCTCACTTGGTGACCCCCTCCTGAAGGTTGAAATGGATCGCCGAGAGGGTCGCCGGGCCACTGCCTTGATGTTCCAGATGCACGCCAACGTGCGTGCCGTAGCCCGCGAACGGGATCGACATATTACCCAGCGTATTGTCGACGATGTTGGCGCACAGCTCGAACTGGTCGGTTCGGTTCGGCAGCATCCCGACAGAGACCGACCACGCGCCGGTGCCGATGACGTCAACCGATTGCACGCGCTTGTTGGTGGTCGGTTTCTGCGAAGCCATGTGCGGCGTCCGCACGCGCACCACCATGTTCGGGTCGTAGGTGTTCAGGTCAGGCCCGCCATAGAGCCGCACCACGTTGTCGTTGCCCAGACAGAACACCCGGTTCTCGACCACGGCGAACTGGTTCAGCGCGAAGTCCAGAGTGAAGGTCGACCAGGCGGTGATCTCACCCGCCGGGAAGAAACTCAGCACGTAGATCGTGTCCCCCAGGTGCAGCCAGTAGCGGCCATAGATCGGCTGCACCACGGAGACCGCCTTCGCCGTGGTGGTTGGATCGGTTCGCACGATCGGCGTCAGGATCGGGTCGATCGCCGAGCCCACGTCGCTGACACTGGCGGCGAGATTGATGTTCAGCGCTTTCAGCGAGCGCACGCCGCTGTCGGACAGAAACAGGATGTCCCCGGTGCCGAACTGTGCGATCGAGTGGCCCGCCACGGTGCCGATGCGCAGCACCTGGGCCAGCTTGTCGTTCGACGGGTCAGGGTCCAATGCCCAGATCTGCGTCATCAGGCGGGCGAACACCGCCATCTTGTCGTAATAGACCTCCATCCCGCGCAGCGTCTCACCATCGGGATCGTTGATCGCGATATTGATGAAACCAGCGCCAGGATTAGCGGTGCTGGACGGGTCTGACATCGCCGGGTTGTTGACCCCGGAAAACCGTAAATAGACACCGTCAACGCGGTACATCTTCGTCCGGTAGGTGCGCGAGTAGGTGCCGTGCGACTGCGAGCTGTCGACCTCCTGCACCAACGCGTTGTCGTACCAGACATAGTTGGTCCCCGAAGAACCAACCCCGGAGACCTGAAACTTGTTGTCGAACGCCTCGGCATCGATCAGTTCGGTGATCGTGTCCCCCGCCGGCGCCACCAGGTTGTGCCCGACGATGGGAACCGGCGAGGTCCCCGGCGGGATCGCCGGCGCGCTCCCGACCGCGAACGCGTGCAGGCTGCTTCCCTGGCCGAACAGATACCCATAGGCCGGCGGCAGCGTGGTCACGGGGACAAACGCGAAACGTTTCTCAATCTCGCCGCCGGGGTTGACCACGGCGTTTTCCAGGATGCGCAGCGAGCCGCTAGGCGCGGTCAGGGGCGAGCGCCTGGTGTCCAGCCCGCGCCGAAAGTCACTGATCGAGAGAACGTCGTTGCCACCGAGCATCAGCGGTTAGGCCCCGAGCCGTAACCCGGCGGGATGTAATCGAGACCAAGCACCGGTTGATGCCCGGGCCGCGACTGCGCGTCACCACCGCCGCCGCCGATCACGATCGGTCGGACATGCTTGTGGGTGAACTGCCGCACCCGGTGGCGGCGCATCGCTTCGTTGGCTTTCTGCAACTTGAGGGTCGCATCCTTGGCGCCGTCGCGTTGCAGGATCTCGACCGCCGAGAACAGCACAACCAGGTTGTCTGGCAGCGTGCTTTCGTCGCTGTCGTTGATCATCTTCTTGACGGTCTTGGTCCCCCGCAGCCGCACCAGGGCGTTCGCGGCTTGGGCGTTACCGTCAGGGATCGGCCACAGCTCGAAGGTATTGTCGTCCGGATGGTGCATCCATTTCTGCGTGGGCCAGCTCTTGAACCCGAGATCACTGTTCCAGACGACCATCTCGTACGGGCCGATGTTGTAGCCCAGCTCGTTGTAAACAGTATTGATCAACACCCAGACGTTGGTGACGTCCTCAAACGCGAGATCAGTCGGGTATGGGTAGTAGCGCTGCCCGTCAGCGACACGGATGTCACGATCGATGATCAGCTGCGGCCAGTTGTAGTCGACATAAAGCTGCATCTGCACCCGGTTGAGGTAATAGAGCAGCGTGTCGCGATCATTGATGCCGTGCGCGACATTGAGCGAGTGACCGACCTCGGCGCGAAGATCGGTCAGCATGTCGCGCAGCTGCTTACCCACGGTATCCTCCCTGAGCGAGTGCGAGCGAAGCGAGCACGAGCGAGGGGAGCTTACCCATTGGGCGCGCGGTCCACGCGATCGCGCCGGCGCGCGGTGCTGCTCCCTACATCAGGCAGGTTCGCCGCGCGCTGAGCGGCGCCCAGGCCGACATAGTTTTTGCGTCCCTGCGTGAGCGCGGCACCGCTCGGCTTTACCGGAACACCGAGACCCAGCTCGTCGGCCAGCGCGTCGATCGCGGCCTGGTCCATTGTCTCCTCGTTGTTGTCTGCGTCGTCCTGCGCGTGCGCGGCGATCTCCTCATCGGTCGGCTCGTTCTCGGCCGGCAGCTCGGGCGCCACCTGGCGCGGCATATGCTGCGTCATGGTGAACTGATCGAGCGGCCGAAGCCTCGGGTCGGGACTGTCGGGCCGGGTCGGTTTTGGCGTGTAGATCGGCATGGTGCAGAACGGGATTGTGCTGTCCGCGCGCGGTATCCGGGGACGCGCGCCGGGGAACACGACCTTGACGGTGTCCTCACCGTAGAGGGTCACCAGGCGCGTCATCACTTCGTCGATCGCCATTTCACAGGTGCCAACGATATGAACGTCGGTTACGGCGTCTTCGCCGTGCAGGTATTGCAGCACGACAAGTTCGGGAAACAAGATCGGGCGCGACCGGTCGCGGTAAACGGTGGTACTGTCATCGCCGCCCAGCGCGACCAGGCAACGCAAAAGATGATACTCGGCCATGCTGTCTCCTTTTGGTTTCAAAAGAAACAGACGGCGGCTCGGGTCCAAACACCGCCGTCTGCCCCGTGCGTCAGGCGATCGCCACCACAAGAGAGGAGTTCACCTGCTGCGCACACATTTGCCCGGTGTGCGTCATCGACTTGTACATGACGAACTGGTTATAAGGCCGGGCGGGGGTGAACCGGTGATCCCACTCGCCATCCTGCTTCATCAGGTAGATGTGCCGAGGGTCCCACCAGTAAGCGAACTTCGAGCGGCCAAGATCATCGAGCGTTGGATCGTACTCGATGGTTGAGCTGCCGAACTTCATCTGGCCCATCGAGCCGTCCTGCGCCCCGGTGAAGCCAGTCATCGAGTAGTTGCCGTTGGCACGGATCTCGATCTCAAGCGCGCTGATAAAGTCGGAACCGGCCAGGAACTTCGTCGGCCTGCCGCCATAGCGGATCAGCTGGCGATACTCCTGCTGCAAGAACTCGAACAACGCGCCGCCGTTGGTGGCAGAGGACGTGACCGCCCCTCGCCCGCCGGCGGTGCCGTACGCCGGTGTCGCCGCGCGGTTGCGCCACCAGGTGTTAGTGCGCGCCAGGCCACCCAGCGTGCCGGTGTTCGGCACGTCGACGATGATCGCCTGCATCCCGGCGAGCGCTTTGGGGTCCGTCGTGCCGTCTCCCCACATAAGCGCGTTCATCGATCGCGCGTATTGCTCGCCAAAATCCTCCAGCTTGTCTTGCAAGAGGTTCACCAGGACGGTGACGTCGCGGTCCGAGTGGTTAGACAGCGAGCTGCCGTCACCGGCGTCATCGGTAACGCTGATGCCATCGATCTTGAGTTCGGTGTGCGTCAGTGTGAGACCGATGTGGTGCTCACGCCACGGATAGTTCACCCGCTTGATGTTGGCGGGGGTATAGAAAGTCACCGTGTCGTTATGCGTGTAACCAACGACATGATCGTTAGTCCCGCCCGCACCATAGTCACCCTTCACCGCGAGGCTGATATTGCCCTTGCCACCCGGGAAAGATTTAGCACCAGCTTCCAGAAACCGCAGCAGCGGCTTCGCCTGGATCGCTTGTTTGAAGGTGTCTCCTTTGTTGTAGTAAAAGTCCAATGAAGCGTTGGCGATGTTTGATAGTTCGCCGGCCGTGAACGCCATGTCTTAGCGCCTCCGTCTAGGAGGCCCGCCGCATCCTTTGCAGCGCCATGAGCGCCGCTTCTTTCATGGATGTTGGTTCAGGCGAGACCCCCCCGGTTGCCACATGGACACTGGACGGGGATGGACGTGTCGGTTGCGGCCTTGGCCGCAGCGCCGTCAGCGTTCGATTTGCCTCGTCATACGCGGCTTGCACCAGGGCGACCGCCTGCTCCGGAGTTTGGGGGATACCCCTCTCCTGAAGCAGAGCCTGGCTAAAGCGCCTGACAGTGTCCGCCTTGTGGGCGTAATCAGGGTCGCGCGAACGGATATGACTTTCCCAGCCGTCGACCGATGTGCGGATCGCTCCGACATTGCGGTTCGACTGCTCGTTGGTGACCACCTGCGTCTGCTCGCGCAGCCGGTGCTCGGCTTGGTTCGCACGATGCCGCGTGCGGGTGAGTTCCCGCGCCGCTTCCTCGCTGACCAGGCCGTCATTCACCTGCGTTTGCAGATCCGGCGCGATACGGAAACCAAGGGCTTCCTGGGCTGCCATGACATAGGGGGTCACGCCGTCGAGGAACGCCTTGTAATCACCGCGCCGCAGCGATGCGCCGACCCCCAGCAGCATGTTGACGTCATCAGGCGCCAGTTGATGCTCTTGCAGGTAACCTTGCAGCTGCCGATGCTGAGCCAGCTCCGGTTGTACGCGC